CGCAGAAACCCTGATCCAATGGTTACATTATCACGCAAGGAACAGCAAACACCTGAAAATTTAACATTTGCTAGTAATTTACAAAAAGAATTAGGAGAAATAGCAGATGAACTTGTGCTAAGGTTAAAGATGAAAAAAACAGCTCGACATTGGGCTTTATATTTATTGGGAGCAGAAAAGGTAGGCTGGGACTTAAACAAGGACATGCCAACAACTAAAGTAATTAGGCCACAGAAGTTGATACTAGACCCAGGTTCAACTGTTGACGAAGAAGGCTACACCGGGGATAGAATAGGAGAATATAGAAAACTTAATGCAGAGCAAATAATCAGCACACTTGAATCAGTAGGTGGGGAAGAAGGAGCAATAGAAGCAATTAAAAAACTGGCTCAAGATGACAAAGGAAATGAAGCCCTCGGTACTGAAATACAATTTATTGAGTGGTGGAGTAGTGAATTTATGTGCTGGACTCTTGGAAGAGATAACGTACTTTTTAAAAAGAAAAATCCTCACTGGAATTATGATGAGGAAGTAAAAATGGAAGCAGAGCCTGTGTTTGATGAATTAGGCAATGAAGTAGAGACAGAGCCACAGACAGAAACTATCACAGGAATCAATCATTTTCGTTCGCCTAGACTTCCATATTTATTATTGTCAGTTTTTAACCTAGGAAAACAACCAATCGATGAAACTTCTTTGATAGGCCAGAACTTAGCCAGCCAAGACCTCGTCAACAAGAGGGTAAGGCAAATAGATAAGAATGCAGACAGCATGAACGGTGGTATGGTGGTATCAATGGAACGATCAGGATTGACTCAGCAACAGGCTAAGGGAGTAACTGAGGCACTTAGGAAGGGTGGAACCGTAACAATCCCTACAGGAGCCGTTTCTGACGCTGTAGCGCGCATGAGTGCTCCATCCCTGCCTGGAGACGTTTATAACCAATTAGTCGACACCAGGACAAGAATGAGAGATATTTTTGGCACAGCAGGATCAAGCTCGGCAGGATTATCCAACGAGCAAACGGTTAGAGGAAAACTACAGAGTAGAATGCTTGATACAGACAGAATCGGTGGAGGTTTTAGTGAATACTTAGAACAGCTGGCCGATGGAGTGTATAATTGGTTCGTTCAATTACTATATGTTTATGATGATAGATATCTCAAGGGAGACAAACCAAAGGTAATAATTAGCGTAAAGGAAGGGTCTCTGTTGCCAAAAGATAGTACAACAATGGCCAACCAAGCGATTGATTTGGCCGGACAGAACAGAATGTCCCTATTAGATTTATATAAAGCTCTAGACTATCCAAACCCGGAAGAGATGGCAGCCAACGTATGGCTCGAGGCAAATGCTCCGGACATGTTGTTGACTAGTGATGAAAGAGTAAAACAGGTAATGCAAAGACAAGCAGAATCAGCCGGCCAAGTAGAAGACAAACCGCCAAGCAAGTCAATCAGTTTCAAAGACCTACCTCCAGAAGGACAGGCCCAAATGGCTATGCAGGCAGGCATTCAACTTCATCCGGAAGCAGTCGCCGCATATAATGATAGTTTGAAAGCAAAAGATATGGAGGCAGAATTGATTAAGGAAGCGGCTAAATCAGCTAACAAACCTAAACCAAACAACCAAACTGCTTAAAATATGATATAATAAAGTTAATTAATAAAAGCGCTCTCGTTCTATGGCGCAGTAGCTAAATAATAGATCGTAACAATATGACTGAAGAATCAATGGCAGACACACAACAAGAAGGTGCAATCACCTTCAATGACAGTGTAGATGAGGACAACACCTCTACGGACTCGCCATCCGAAAACAACGACACGGAAGACACCCAATCGCCTGACGGGGACGACGAAAATAGTCAGGATGATACAGACGACGACGATGATAATGCCGGTGACGGCGACACCGTCGACGAAAAGACTCCGTTTCACAAACATCCAAGATGGTTAGAGCGTGAAGAAGAATGGGAAACAAGGTTCAACAACCAAGAATCCCGTCATCAGGATAATGTGAAAACATTGCGTGATGAATTTAGCAAGAAGCCACCGGCTGAAACTAAATCAAAACCAATTCCATCATGGTTCGGTGGAGATCAAGCATCATGGGAAGCCTACCAAACAGACAGAGAATCTGAATTAAAGGCAGCTGAAGAAAAAGCATTTGAAAGGTTCAACGGCACTAAAACAGCAGAGCAAAAGGCAGTTGAAGAAGCAACTACCTACATGAAAGACGAAATTGTCAAAATTGAAAAAGACAAAGAACTGAATCCAGAAGGAAAAAAGGTCAACCAAAGTAAACTTCTAAAAGTTGTAATTGACAATGAACTGGTAGACTCAAAGGGTCGATGGAACTACCGGGCCGGTATGAAAATACTTCAAGGCCAGGTAACCAAACCAGTCTCTAGTTCAAACACAGCAGAAAAAAAGAAGATTGCAGGTGCTACTACATCAGAATCAAAGGGAGAGACAAAGCCTAAAAACTTCAAAACTACAAATGACTTTAAACAAAATCGTCCTTGGTAGTTAGCTCATAGGTAAGTGTCTCAGCATATTCAATAACTAAATAACTTACCTACAAAAAAATGACAGAATTATACGGACAACGAGTACAGACCACAGTGCAGACAGACTATTTACCTTTCGTTGTGGACACTGTTCTCGGATCAAATGTTCTATTCCAGCGCGTAGTGCGTGCTGCGAAGAAGTGGAGCGGAAGAACACTAAGAGCACCAATTAAGGTATCAAAGAATACCACTGGTCAATCATTCAGAGGCTTCGACACATTTTCAGTCGCAGCAACTGACAACAGACAGTTCATGGAGTTTACTCCTTCATTTTATCAAATCACTTGTGCATTGCCTGGTGATGAGCTTTCAGTAGCTGACACAGATGATAAAATTCTAGACTTAATGAAGCTCACAATTCAATCTGATACAGAAGACATGGCCGACGACTTAGGAACTATCTTCTATGCAGACGGTACAGGAAACAGCAGTAAAGACCCTCTAGGTCTTGCAGCTTTGGTTGATGATGGAAGTGCAGTCGCAACTATTGGTGGCTTAAGCCGATCAACATACGACACTTTGCAGGGAACTGTTACTGCCTCCGGTGGTACTTTAACCTTAGCTAAAGTAGATACTTTGTGGATCAACGTAGCAACAGGTGCTCAAAAGCCATCTGCATTCTACACCACAGAAGCAATCTTCAACTTCTATGGTCAACTTTTACGACCACAAGAACGAATCACAAAGAGCGCTTCATTGATGAAAGGCCTACAAGGTGGAACTGGCTTCACAGCTCTATCCTACAACGGTAAACCAATTCTAATGGATGAAAAATGTACCTCCGGCGCATTGATCGCTGTTAGAGAGGAAGACCTAGATTGGTATGCATTACCATACAAGATGGCAAAACCAGTAGCTTACAAATCTCAGATTGAAGGAAACGACTACAGTGCACCAATGGGCTTAGGATTCTCATGGAGTGATTGGATTATTCCAGCTAACGCAGCAGGCGTTGTTGGCCACATCTACTTCGGCGGACAGTTCATCACTAAGAACCCTAAACGTCACGGTAAATTAACTGGCATCACAGGAGTCTAAATAAATAATTGTTTCGCCTTTTACCTTGAGCTAAAAACTACAAGAGAGGGAGAAATATAAAGGAAATAATTAAATGACTAAATTAAGCAATTACGTTCCTGCATTGAAATATGGTGCTAGAATACACCCGGAAGATATTGCTGGAATGATAGGACTTCCATATGTTGGCAACATTTTCTATGTTGATCCATCAGCAGGAAGTGACACCGCCAATAGTGGTACATCTCAGGATGATGCCTTGGCAACAGTTTCCGCAGCTTACGCAAAATGTGTAAGTGGAAAACATGACACTGTCATTATTGCTCCAACAGGTGGCTCAGGACGAGCAGCTGAGACTTCAGCAATTACATGGGCTAAAAGATTTACCCATCTAGTTGGTAGTTGTGCTCCAGTCGCTCAAGACAATCGAGCTGGAATTGAATTCGGTACTGGCGGATCATTAGTGGTTAGTGAAAATGGATGTATAATGAAAAATTTAACATTCACAAGTTCTGCTGACATTGATGAGACTGTATCTATTACCGGACATTATAACTCTTTCCTAGGGGTAGACTTCAAGGGAACATATAATGCCACTTCTGCTGACTCAACTCCATGGAGAGCATTAAACATTAACGGTGGACAAGAAAACTACTTTGGTGGTTGTACATTAGGATCAGACACATTCACTCGAGGCGCAGCAAACGCTACTCTAGAGTTTGAAAACTCAGCATCTCGTAACGTGTTTGAAGACTGTCGATTCTTAATGCACGCTGATACAGCAGGAACACAAAATCATGTTCTATTTACTGGAACAAGTGCTATTGATCGTTGGGTTGAATTCAAGAACTGTTCGTTCTATGCTTTCTCTACCAATGACGGACAGGCAGTAACTGGTTGTATGGATTTATCCGCACAATCTGCTACCGGCCACGTTCTAGTAACTGGTACTCCATTCCTAGGACTTGGAATTACTGATTGGGAAGCATCAGCATCAGGTAGGATTCAGATGCAGTCTTACACTTCAACCGCTAACGCTTTAGGTTTAGCAGTTGCCCCAACAGTCACATAAACAATCTAACAAACTAACAGATAAAACCATGACACAATTAACCGGAACCGGACCACAAGTGGTCTCTCAAGGTCTACGTGAAGAAAGTGTAACAGCTCTTCACAACTTGGGTGAATTGGTACACAGCAATGATGGTCGAGCATTTAGATACTGTAAAGCAGGCGGAACAGCTCTAGTAGCTGGAAACCTACAACAGTCTTCTGCTCAGGACACTGGTGATCACGATTTGGCAATTGCCGCAGCTTCAGCTGGTGCAAAAGCAATCGTGACTACTGGTACAGTAACAGTCACTGCCAACCAATACGCTGGTGGATTCGTAACAACCGCCGATGACGCTGGAGAGGGATATACATATCGAATCAGCTCTCATGCAGCTGCCACTGGTGCAGTAGTTACATTAAACTTAGATGACGAAATCGAAGTTGCATTAACTACGGCAACAACAATTGACATCATCAAAAATCCTTACGATGCAGTTATCATAAACCCAACCACAACCAGTTCAAGCCCAGCTGGTGTAGCCGTTAAAGCTATTACAGCCGCTTACTATGGTTGGTTACAATTATCAGGCCCTTGTGCTGTACTTTCAGACGACACAATAGGCGTAGGACTAGATGTAGTTGCATCAGCAACTGTAAATGGTGCTGTAGAAGTAGTAGCCGACGGAGCTGCAGAATTACTTTCATTAGTAGGTACTGCAATGATCGCCGGAACTAGCGCTGAATACACAACAGTAAACCTAAGATTGTTATAAACACAATCGCTGAAATAAAAAACGGTGCTTATAAAATCGGCTGGAGTCACCGCGCCAGCCTTCGGAGCTAATCAGCCGGACTCTCCGACCGGCGAATAACAACATGACAACTCAAAAATATCTTTTTCACAACTTCACAGACAAGCCATTCACAGGATACTGGAATGGCAAAGCATACACATTCAAGCCAGGAGCAAAAAAATACTATCAACATTTAATTGCTCGACACTTTGCTAAACACTTAACAAATCAAATCTTGACTGAAAATGGACAAGAGATATACACTTCTCCTAAAAAGCCAGACGAAGTTCCAGCATTCATGGATATATTCTTAAAGGCTTTCTTGGTTGAAGAAGTAGCAGACGAAGATAACCTAGACATTGAAACTGGAGGCCAATCATCTGATGAACCTTCAATGAATGTAAATGTTAAGCCAAGAGAATCCGTAGATCCATACGATGCATCAGTTAACACAGTTTCCGGGCCAGGAGGAGCACCTCAGGTCATAGGTACTGTGCCAACAGAAGAAGATGACTATCAGGAACCTGATAAACCAGAAGATTCAACTAAAAAATAAGAAGTAAACTATAAATTTATGTCAGACTCATCGGGCATAATCTGCCCTAAACAAACAGCTAATACACCTGAAATCGCTAGCGCAGGAACAGCCTTGGAGTCTAACACTGCAAGAGCGGGTTGGAGTATCCAAAATCTGGGTACGAACCCGCTTTTTGTTAGGTTAGGAGCGTCCGGATCAACTACAGTCTTCCACATAGTTTTAAAAGCAGGGACTGGAAATGATGATGGATTAGGTGGTATCTTCAGTCAAATGGAAGGTATTATTTATACAGGAATTATAACAGTAGATGGTACTTCACCACGCTACACAGTAACCGAACTATAAAATATGCAAACTCAACAACCAACAATAAACATGGCAGTACCTGACGAAGTACAAAAAGCAACTGAAAAGTGCAGAGATAATCTTGTTATCTTGCAGGCAGACGTAGCAAGCCATTCAAGGATTAAAGGATCTCTTGAGAGAGATATTGTTCAGGCAAAAGAATCACTCAACTATGTTGAATCTTTAATTAAAAAGGCAAGTGCTATTAAGCAGGAAATAGAAGATGATGTTGTTTTATTGAAAAAAGAAAAAACAATGTTCATAAATTCTAAGAAGGACAGAGAAGCCGTAGCCGAAGCTGAGATTAAAAAGATTGATAATATAAAAGAAAACTTAAATAGCTTACGATTGGAACTTGAAGAGAAAGAAATCAATAGTAACGATCGAAAGATAGAACTAGACGATTATGAAAAAGCTCTATCAGTTAAAGGAAAAGAACTAGATGATAGAGAGGAAAAAATAAAAGAGCTAGTAAAAGCATTATAATATGCGAATCGAACAACCTGGGATAGATACATTTGTCGGTCTTAGGGATACCCCTGATTCTTTTTTAGGTCAGGAGGACAAGTTAATTGACGTAAATTCCGGGGCAACAGCGCTGGAATTTTTTGATGCCTCAGGTATATTCTTAGAATTGAATCAACCAAATCCTCAGACAATAATTGGTGACATTATACTGGATGACGGATCAGGTGCAAGCCCATCCATAACATTTATAAATGAAGCAGACCAGCAAGGTGTGCTTCTTCTTGATGCAAGCGGTGACCTACAAATAACGGCCGGAGGAGGAGAGGTAAATTTTGATAACGAAAACATTATAACAACCGGAACTTGTGACCTCGGAAACACAACCGTCGATTCTCTAACATCAACAGGCAACATAAACCTTGCAACAAATAGCATAGTGATGACCGGAGATATATCAGACACTACAGACAGGGTAGATAATTTATACTGCACAACTTTATATCCAACAAAACTTGGCGAGGAGTTAAATGCTAACTCATACAAAATAACTTCATTGGCCACACCTACGGCCGGGACAGACGCAACAAACAAATCATACGTTGATGGATTGATATCAGGATTGGCCTGGCAGGATTCCATTTTAAAGTTTGCCGCTGTCGGTGATGCAATACAGGCTACAGGAAATAGATATATTGCAAATGTTACCGGAGGAGGATGGACAGAAAATAACATCTACGAGTGGAGTGGTTCTGCGTGGACTGAAACTGTCGCAGCCAATAATATGGCATTAAAAAATATAGATGATAGTAAATTTTATACATACAATGGAACTACTACAGAGTGGGCAGATATTGGTTCAGCATTTGATCATAACTCTCTAGTTGGTTTGCAGGGAGGAGAGGCAGTTCAATACTATCACGCAACCGAAGCAGAACATAACAACTGGTTTATTAAAAATGTTGATGATACTGATGACATAACAGAGGGATCAACTAATCTTTTTTATACTGACAATA